TTTTTATTAGTTGTCTTATTACCCATGCGCGACATACATTACGTTGTCCGGGATGATTGTCATACATTATTGCAGCGTCATCAAGATATTTGATAATTTTCTGCATGTCTGTTTTGCATACTTCCATTATCCCGATGCTGTTAAGAATGATTTGACCAATTCATTGAAATACATTTCATCGGTCGGAATATCGTCATCAGAGTTCATAATCTCGGATGCGATGGATTTCTTACGGTGAATAAGAGAGTATATCGTATGGTCGATTGTACCACGACCAAGTAGATAGTAACAGGTTACATTGTCCTTTTGCCCTATACGGTGTGCACGGTCTTCACATTGACAGCAATCTGCATATGTCCATGCAAGTTCAATGAAGGCTACATTTGAAGAAGCTGTGAGTGTGAGGCCAACGCCGGCTGCTTTAATGGAACAGATGATGAGCTGCACATTGGGGTTGTTCTGGAAAGCATCCACGGAAGCCTGTTTGTTTATTGCGCTATCACGCCCTGTAACTGTGACGGCTTTCGGAAATACCTTTTGCAGTTCATCTACAATCTCATGAAGCGAGCAGAACACAATCAGTTTTTTGCCACTGTCAAGGAATGTCTTGATAAAGTCAACAGCTTGTGCAATTTTCCCTTTGGTGGCCAAGGAACGAAGTGTCATGAACTTCACAAGTGCTTCCATACGCATTTTGCGGCGTATTTCCCAATCTGTACATTCTGTATATTCTTGCAGGTATGTAGCGAGATCGGATGCTGCAAGATTGTATTCGGCACTGTTGGATATATCGACATACAAGTCTACTCGTGTTTTGTCAGGTAGCTGGGGGAGTACCTTTGCTTTTTCACGGCGTATCATGCAAGTATCATAGAGTTGCCGAGATAGTTCGGAAAGCGGTACAGCCGGTTCCGCATCCTTGTCTTTCGGATCAGTGCAATAGTCGGCTATGAATTTTCCGCGACCGCCAAAGTCGTTTAATCTGTTCATGATAGAAAGCTGTGCTATCAAATCTTCTGGACGGTTTACAACAGGAGTACCCGACAGGAGTATTATCCATTCCTTGCCAACAGACAAACCTTTGGTAAAGATTGTTTGTTGTGCAGACGGGTCTTTCACACGATGGCTTTCGTCGATGATGATTGATTTGAACATCTGTATTTGAGGACAGAATACAACATCTTTGAGACGGAACTGCTTACTTTCCGCTTTGATGTCCCAAACAAAATATTTGCGCAAACTTTCGTAATTTACCACTGCTACCTGATGCACTCCCATAGATAACAAGTAATTCCATGTCGTACGTACAGCATTGTCAAGAACGACCGCAGATTTATCCGTGAATTTCTCGAACTCGCGTTGCCAGTTGATTTTGAGCGAGGACGGGCAGATAACAAGACAAGGATATGCATTGGCTGTATCAACAATGCCGATACTTTGCAATGTCTTTCCTAATCCCGGTTCGTCACCAATAATAAGACGGCGGTGTTTCAGTCCATAAACTATACCTTCACGTTGGTAGTCGTATGGTTCAACGCGCAGATGATGTTTGAGTCCGTTCATTGTATTTCCATCCATTAAGTTCATAAACACGTTTCTTTGCTTTCTCACGGTCGTAGAAGATTGGTTCGTTAAGTACCGGAGAGGCTGACTGAAAATTATCTGTTACCTCTGTATAGCGGTATATACGGAATCCTCGTCCGTGTGGAGAGTAATGATATTGTCCTACCTGTGGTTTCATTTGAATTCTTCTATTTCTGTGATTAAATCATCTTTGTCAATGCCTTTGATATACTTATTGAGAACAAGGTCAATGCATTGGTTATAGAATTTCTCAAATTCGTGTTGTTCCATGGCGGCAAACGATATACTGAGATACTCTATTTCATGTTCACCATATTCATTGAGAGTATTAGTGAAGTAGCCAAGGTCACGTTTGAATCGGCGAAGCATATCCTGTTCATTATGTATGTGCCACTTCTCGACTAATGGCAGGGGCAAATTGTCGAAAGTAAGGCGTACCAAAGCGAAAAACTTTTTGTGGTGCTCATAATTGCGTGGATTGCTTACCTTACACTTGACTACATTACCAATCTTCAAGTGTTTCTTTAGTTCGAGGTCTGTATTATACAGAGGAACTAATCCATATTGAGTTATTTTGCAATATATATCCATTGTTAATTGTCTTGTGGAGTTAAACACCAGTACTGGAAAGCCAGTTCTTCATATTTCTCCCGTCCACGGTTGTAGACCTTATCATCCCGATTGATGAACTTCTTGAATACTTTGCAGTTCTTTTTGCTGATAGCATAAATGAAATCACGGTTGGAACCAGCAATGTCCATATACCAAGCACGACTCCTGTCCCAATCGAAGAAGTCAATCGCTTCTTCAAACTGTTGTTGTGTTGAGGCAAATGTGGTTTTAAGATCACCGCCGAAAAGACCGAGCCACCAATCCCACTTACATCGTGTATCAAGCGAAAAGGGGAAACCACAATAAGTAAATTGTTGTTGTGTGTTTACCATGAAACGCTGTGTTTCGGCATATCCAAGCACTTTAAAAAGAAACTCATCACGGCGTGCTTCCATGCGAAGGGCCTTTAGCATTTCTTGTGCATGCCGGAACTCATCTTCGGTATATTGTTCATCATCTACTGTCAGGCGGTAGTAGTCTACTCGTGCAGGTTCGGTAATAATTGCATCTACCAGTGAGCCGAAACGAAATGCAGCTTCCTTATCACCGAATTGCATCCGAGGATGGAGAATGTTTTTTAGTTCGGTGAGGTCAGAGTTACTAACCTCACTACGATTGTAATATGTATCGGGATTGTGACTCATGGTTACTTTGCTTTCACATCGTCAATATATTGTACACTCTCATTTTCAATATAGACACTATCCTTGTTAGCCAGTTTTTCACAGAACGTAATTTGTTTTTTGAATAACTTACTCAACTCTTCAACCGAAAGTGTGCACCCTTCTTTACTCCACCACATTGAGAGTATTGGCATGATACCTTCAGGGTTAAGTAACTCTATCTTTTGAGTGACTTTTACTTTGGGCTGATAATTCTGCATAGAAGCCTGTTCTGAAAATAATCCGTTCATTTCAGCTTGCTGGCGTGCCATTTCCGCCTTTTGCTTTTCTTCCTCTTCTTTGCGTTTGCGTTCTGCCTCTCGCTCTTCGGCTTCCTTGCGTTTGCGTTCTTCCATTTCAGCTTTGACACGTGCAGCTTCGGCCGCATCAGCTTGTGCCATACGTTCGAGGTTTGCTTTCTTTGAGGGCAGACGGTCAAGAATGAAATCCTTGTTGTCTTGGATTTCTGCAGTGTATTGTTCGGTAAATTGCTTACCAAGGCGTTCCTTTGTGTCAGTTTCAAATTGTCGAAGCTCGTCTACCGAAATATTGGCAGGTATACGGATGAGAGTATGGAGATTATGTAACCAGTCAGCAGGAAGAGAAACCGAAAAGTTCTTTACCTCACTGTACACTGTGTTATAGTTCTCGAGCGTAACACTGTTATCCTTTGTAGTGAGCCAATTGATGGATTGATTGAGATATGTTTGGAATTGTGCCTTAAAATCCCCTTCAATGTCTTGTCTCAATTTTACGCGGGCTTGTTCCGCTTGTTGACGTTTGTACTCTTCCTGACGGCGTTTTTCTTCTTCGGCACGTTTCTTTGCTGCATATTGGTTACGGTATTGTTGGAGTTTATAGGGGATAGTATCAACTTTGGTGGGGTCAATAGCATTCTCTATTACCGTAAACTCTCGACGGATGTCATCAAAAAGTTTTGTGACAGGCGAACGTTTCTCGTTCATCTTCTTGACTGTTTTACGTGCTTTTTCGATGAAAAGAGCTGCCTCTTTATCAAGTTCGTCAGTCATTCCACCATTAGTTGTAATGGTATTGAGTATGGATTGCCCGGCACTGATACATCTTTCACATGACAGTTTATTGTCATTATATGATTGTGGGGCAGCAGACACTATGGTCTGTATATTTTCCTGCTTGATGATTGCTAATTCTGAAGACATATGTACAATGTATTAAGGTTAGAAAGTATCATCGTTATCTCCTTGACTTGCTGGGTCAATAGTTACCCCTGCCGACATATCAGGTTGAGGCGCGAAATGCTGCTCTTCTTGCTTTTCCTGTGGTTCGGGTTGTGTGGTATCGATTCCACTGTAAGGATCGAAACCTCCTTGCGGGGTATCAATGATGTCGGATTCCATGACGGAACCTTTACCGATATTGATTTTAGGATAAGTCTTGAAAGCGTGTTTGATGCATTTGGCAATGAGGAAGCCGGTATCAATCTGCCCATTGATATTGTAGAGTGCATTGCTTTTCACTACAGTTTCTCCAGTGCGGCGGTCTTTATAGGAATTTTGTTTCTCTGAATAACCTTGTAACCGTTTCCAGTCGGTTTCTGTCATAACAGAATAGTCAATTGACCCATCTGCACGTGTGATTTTGACAAAGCAAGCAACAATACGGTCGCTTTTGCGAGGAAATGCAGACATATAATTGACAATCTTCACTCCGTTCTTCTCTCCATATTCAAAACTATCTCCATCATAGACAATAACAGGATTGTCGGCATGGCGTATCTGTCCAACTTTTGCACGTAGTGCCAGCTCTCCATATCCGGAGATAGCGAGACTGCATACTTTTTCCCAAACTTCTTTGCCGTTTGAATCAACTCCTACTTTGCAGTTACGGGTAAGAAGATAACACAGTGCTTGCGCACCAGGAGCCAATGTGATACCTTTGACAGCAAGGTCGATAAACGCATAGAAGATAGATGTTCCAGAGCATAAGCGCAACTCATCTTTGTCGCGTAACTGCTGGTTGAAGTAAATAGCTTCACGTTCATAGACGTTTTCTCCTCCTTCTTTCCAAATGGAATTATACACGCTGATAAACTGGCTACGTACACGTTCATTGCGTATTACGTCAATTGCTTTCATTTGTTGCAATTCTTTGGCCAATGAAATAGCATTGCTCATAATTAATAATT